ATTCGGCTTCGCGTTGTTAGCCTTCAGGACCTTGTAGGTCCACTTCAGCTGCTCTTCCTCGCTCATCTCGTAGATGCTCGGAGGCTTCGTGCCTTCAACGAAGTCAAGAAGGTTCTCTTTCTTGTACACGTTCAGAACGTGCTCATCAAGGATATCAAAGACTTCTGCCTTGAAACTCATCGTAATGCGATAAGTAAACTCCAATTCTCACACTATTAGTTAACAACTTTTCGTTTTTTGGGCTGCGGTGTTACTAAACCTTAATCATAGAGTGAAGAATCCATACGGTTGCAGCAGCAGCAAGTTGGGCTACAGTATGAGCTAATGCTCGGTTCAGCCCAACCTTTCCAGAAAGGTAAGCCCATAGCGTCACAGCAGGATTGAAGTGCGCTCCAGATACACGATGAGCAAGTGCGATTCCCACTGCGAATGCCGCAACTACAAATAACGGATTGGTTGTGAAGGCAATGGCTCCAATAAGGAGGCATGTACCAAGATACTCGCTCATCGCATGAACATACATTTGTCTTGTTCCTATAAGAAGATGAAATATTCATTTAGATAAAAATAACTTTGTGAGAATATATGGTATACGGTGTAATATACAAAATCACAAATACTATTAATTCTAAAAAATACTATGGTCAGACCACACAACTTTTAAAAAGATGGTCTCGGCATAGAGCTAATGCTAGGAATAATGTCGACGGGCCACTGTATAATGCTATAAGACTTTACGGACTAGATAATTTTAAATTTGAAGTTGTGTGTTCGTGTGATACATTAGCAGAACTTAATGAAATGGAAGAAAAAAACATTTCCGATGATAATACATGTTCTCCGAATGGATATAACATTCAAAAAGGTGGGAATAAACATGAACATTCGGAAGAGACTTGTGAAAAAATCCGTAAAAAACTCACAGGAAGAAAATTACAGCCTTTATCACAAGAACGTAAAGAAAAAATTCGGAATGCTTTGATCGGTCATAAAGTTTCAGATGAAACAAAAATTAAATTAAGGGAAGCTAGCTTAAATATGTCGGATGAAACCAGAGAAAAAATGAGACAAGCCAAACTCGGTAAAAAACAGTCCCCTGAACAAATAGAAAAGGTAAGACAGAGAATGTTAACTTACTGGGCGTTAAAAAAATCTGAAAAAAATATAATTAGTTAACAAATGAAATATCTAGTTGTGAAGGGATGGCTTAGGCCTCGGAGATCGGCTTGAGTCACTGAAGATGTGTGTAGCGTATGCTCTTGAACACAAACTGCAAATTTATGTGGACTGGACAGATTCTGTATGGTCGCATGGAGATGAATCTTTTTACACATATTTCAACCTTGTGAATATGCCTGTCTTGAAGTCATTGGATGATATTCCTGAAGACGCAACATACTATCCACAATACTGGAAAGGAAACATTAAAACTCCATTTTCCCAAGAATTGTTCTTGAAGCAGAAAGAACTGGGTCTTAGTGTTGCAATGCTTGGCCCATCTACACCAACAACCGCTGACGTTATTGTACACTCCTCATTTTCCAATCGCGCCCTATATCCCGACTCCGCCTTTTTCGCAAATGTGTTTCGTGTGATTGACCAACGTATAACTATCCCCGTATTTCAGCGACAGACTGAACATAAACTTAGTGCCGCCATTGGATTCCATATCCGTGGAACTGACCGTAGTCGTAATCGTGGACGAGCAGAACTCAGTATGCAGTTCATGGCTGTGAATGCAGTTACCCATGGAGCATTGGCTGGACAACATATGGTAGCAGTAGGAGATGATGCATACAGCATCGAAATATGGAAACGGTATTTCCCACAAACTGTAGTGTTTAGTAAACTTGTTCTAGATAATACGTCTGCGAAAGGTAATCATAATGCATGTAAGGAGGAACTTGTTTCTACAAAAGATAGTATGAACGTAGAAATGATTGTGGACTTCTTCACTCTGGCGTCATGCAGTCGTGTTATAAGTACGTTCAAGGACAGTAGATTCGCACAGGAAGCCAGGAGACTAGCTCCATTTGTAAATTTGATGCTGCGAAACGAATAGTTCTAACTTTATACATTAAAGACCAGTATGTTGACGGCACAGGGATATCGGATACCTAAAAAGGATGTCCCAAATTTGAATCATGTAAAAGGAGTTCTGAATGTGAAACCGTACGTCCCCTCTGTGTTCGTCAGGCCACAATTTGTTACGCGGTATCCGGTATTCACTGAAACTCCCGACTATTTGTATGTCCCAAAGCATTACGGAATCGCAGAGTTCGGACCATTTCGGGAATCTAAACGCGACGTTCCTAAAACTGAGTCTAACTACTGGGAATTCAAGGGAACAATTCGTGAAACGCAAAAAGAGGTTGTGAACTCGTATCTTTGCCCGGAACCACGTGACGGCATTATTTCGTTACAGACTGGTGGAGGTAAGACGGTATGTGCACTGTATATCGCAGCACAAATCCAAGTTCCGACAATTGTTCTAGTTCATAACACGTTTCTCCGAGACCAGTGGATTGACCGTATTAAATCATTCCTTCCTAAAGCTCGTATTGGGTCTATCCAAGGAGATACAGTCGACGTTGCAGACCGAGATATAGTCGTTGCTATGTTGCAAAGTGTTTCCTTAAAATATTATGACCCTTCGGTATTTCAAGGATTCGGATTCGTTGTTGTAGATGAGTGTCACCACATTGCCTCGGAAGCATTCTCACGTTCTATTTCCAAACTCACGTCGAAACACATGCTTGGACTATCTGCTACTCCCGAACGCAAAGATAAATTGATGTATGTTATCAACTGGTTTCTTGGTCCAATGCTGTATCGTTCAAATACTGCCGATAAGGTAGACTCAAAAGTCCGAGTGGAAGTTTATGATTTTGATCCGCGAGACGAAGAGTACAATACTATTATCTACAATAACCAGGGAGTTATGTTCACATCGTTGATGATTAATAAGGTCGTAGAGTTCAAACCTCGTAATGACCTTATCAGCGGTATCTTGAGTGATTTATTCGAAGAAGAAGGAAGACAGATGCTCGTTCTGACTGACCGGGTAGATCATACTGAAACGTTGTTTCAATCGCTGCCTTTAGAGATACGTGAACATGCATGCATCCTTGGTCGCAAAGTTAAAGCGACCGAACGCACCGAGTTTTGTGAATCCAAACGCATTCTTATTGCTACGTATGCGATGTGCAAGGAAGGCTTTGATGTGTCTACGCTAAATACTCTTGTTATGGCTACGTCTCGTCCAGATGTCGACCAAATTGTAGGGCGAATTATGCGAACTGAAAAGACAGGGCGACAAGTAGATCCACTAATTATAGATATTGTAGATCCGGCGTTTCGGAGACAGTTTGGAGAAAGGTTGAGATTGTACAAAGAACGAAACTACATTGTTGAAAAAATGCGTTTGGAGTAATATAAGGAGGGAAAGATGAAGACTCGTCGAGCTAAATCCCGAACGAAAACACGTCGTGTTAAGCGAGGTGGACAGGTTATTGGGACGGGAAAGTATGCTATGGTCATTGACCCTCCAATCCAGTGCGCAGACGGAAAACACGATATGACCAAATATGTTTCGCGAGTATCCAAGCGTGAACAAAAGGAGGATATTGTATCGAAAGACCATCCTCGGCTCATTAAGAAACTTAAGGAAATCGATCCCGAACAGAAATACCTTTTTTACCCCGAATACTGTCAGCCAGGTGTTCTTTCCGAAGAGAACAAGCGTGATGGAGTAACGTACAAAAACAAAGCGTTTTCTGAAATTGTTCTGAAAGGGTCTGAAGTATGGAATCCTTCTATGCGCAAGAAACGGTCATGGGCCGCTTTCTTAAAAGGAAAACATATCGGGAAAAAGGTAGCGATGGCCGAAAAAAGCGTTGAGCAACTTGAGCATCTAAAAAAGGCAATTGATCTTTTACACGATAACCATATTATGCACGGCGACCTCCACGGTAAAAATGTTATTATTGCAGACGACGGTATGCCTCGTATCATCGATTTCGGAACGAGCTTGTTAGATGCACCTAATCGCGTTCTTGAGTGGGAAAAGGGAGTCGTTGAAGATAGTTGGCCGACACTCGATTGGGAATGGCGCAAGAGTCGCTAGACATCTCCTACGTCATCATACTCATAAGACATAGAATAGTCATCTTGCGGTCGGTCACGTACATCGCCATAATCCCCCCGATCAGCTTCTAACAATCCACCTCTTTCATTTGGTTGTTCTTCTCCATCAACATAATCTCTGGTCGTATGCCCACCTTCGGGAACGTCCAGAGGATTCGTATCTTCATCATTTATTCGTGCAGCTTCTTCCTTGATATTCAGCTCTTCGGCAAACCTCCGACGATCGCTGAGAGATACTATATGCTGTGAAATCCCAATATCCAACATCTGTTTCATGACTTCACGGTCACGGTCCGACATAGATTTCAATACTTTCGTGAACATATCGCGTTCCATCGTACGTAATTGCTTCACTTCCTTTTCGGACTTTTCTTTTGTTAACAGAATCATGTTCATAGTTAAGTCTCGCGTCATCGCAGTTTTTAATGTTTCCACTGCTGCAGCATCAGACTTCACTTTATCAAATAATTCAAAAAGTTTAGCTTTTACTGCATCCCGAACCAACGATGAATTCTCGAACATGTTCACATTATCGCCAAAGTCACGAAGTTCGTGCACAAGTTTCGGGGAGAATTTCAAGGTAGATAGAATATCCAATGTCCGCGTAAGAAGTGCGAGTAAGGATACGG